TTCATAAGATTTTATTTAAGAAGTCTGATGATTTGATGTTTCTTGCATGGATTAGTGATAATCATAGAAAATCCGTATTGAATCTTCAATATGTAAAACAACACTTGCAAAATAATGAGATGATAAAGTATTACTTTGGTAATATTGTAGGTGATAAGTGGACTGAGACTGATATTGTAACTACTACAAATGCGAAGTTAATTAGTCGTTCTAATTTGTCTAGTGTTCGTGGCGAAAACTATCTTGGTAAAAGATATGATATTGTTGCCTTAGATGATACAGAGAGTGAAACTAATACTGTTACTCAAGATGCGAGAGAGAAAATCAAGAATATTGTATATAATGGTGTAAAACCTGCTTTAGATGTTCATGGAAGATTGATATTCGCTGGTACTCCAGTTCATTATGATAGTCTTTGCCAGAATATTCTAGATGGATATAATAAGGCTGAGAATAAAGACGAATATACTTGGGATGTTATTACATATAAATCTACCCAACCAGAAATGGAAGGTGGGGTTCTTTGGAACTCATATGTCCCAAGAGAAAAATTAGATAGAATAAAGAAGGAATATTCAGAAGCTGGTCGTGTTCATGGATATTATCAAGAATATGAATTGGAAGTGCAAAATGATGAAGAAGCTGTTTGGGGGAGAAGGTATATTAAATATTGGGATGGATACTATGAAAATGAGAATGGTCAGAATTATCTTGTAATGGGTGGAGAACGAATCCCTGTAAATACATTTATAGGATGTGACCCCGCAACAGATATTGATACAAAGACTTCCGACTTTAGTGTAATAATGGCAATTGCTATTGATGTAAATAATAAATTATATATTTTAGAATACGAAAGGCATAGAAGTATTCCAACTGTGGGGGCTAGAGATAATGATGGGAACCTAATTGGCAAGAAGGGTGTTGTAGATTATATAATGGATATGCACCAAAAATATCATTGCGTGAGTTCCACAGTGGAGGATGTTGCTATGAATAGAAGCATATTCCAATCCCTAAATGAGCGTAGAAGACTGGAAAATAAGTTCAATATTAGCGTAATTCCAGAAAAACCAGGCGGTATGCAAAAGAGAAATAGGATTTATAGTGGTTTAAGTGGTAGATTTAGTACCGGAAATGTATATTTAAAAGAAAATATGTTTGATTTAATCAACGAAATTGTTACTTTTGGCCCTAAAATGAGCCATGATGATACCATTGAGACTCTTTTTTATGCGCAATTACACGCATTTCCGCCAAATATGAGGCGGGAAGAGAATAAAAAGGGATGGTATAAACCTAGAAGAAAAGCAAAAAGTTGGGTAGTTTCATAGATGCCTCAATATTCTGAGTATAAAAATAAATTACCAATGGGAATGAAATCTCCAAATTTAAGATTAGACTTTCCCGTCGCGCAAGATTCTTTGTATGCGAAATCTTTTGATATTGGTATGAATATCGCAAAAACATTGTCTGGTAGTAGGTCGGATTCTGCTTGGGATAGATACTTAAAGCAATCCGAGGCTACATTGAGCACATTAAAACAATTCCCCGTCCAATCTGCCGGTGCTTTATTATTGCATAGGTCTGCTAAGTCTAGAGGTATAGGATTGAGTTCGGATGGAATTTCTTTTGGAACAAAATATGGCCAATTTGATATACAGAAGATGGATGGTGGAGTTGGTATTAAATTTGACCTTGATAAAAGTCTCTTGCAAAAGCTTGAGAGGAGATTAATGAAGTAATGGCAAAAAGAGGAAGAAAAAGTAAAGCTGCGATAAATAAGCAACTTTGGGATAGAGCAAATAATACAGATAGAATTAAATGGCGTTCAAAAAGCCAAACTGGTTATGATTTTTATTTAGATGAGCAATTAACTGAGCAGGAATCTCATGATTTAGAAGAATCTGGAATGCCAGATTTTACAATTAATAGGATTTTACCTATTATTGAAATTATGAAGTATTTTGTAACGGCTAATGCTCCAAGATGGAAGGCCGTTGGGGCGACTGGTGATGATACAGATATTGCACAAATACATTCAGACATTTCAGATTATTGTTGGCACTTATCCAATGGTAATTCTTTATATGGCCAAGTTGTTCTTGATTCTCTTGTTAAGGGGATTGGGTATTTTCTAATAGATGTTGACCAAAATTTAGACCACGGTAAGGGAGATGTTGTATTTAGCAGGATTGACCCTTATGATGTTTTTGTAGACCCAGCTAGTCGTGATTTCTTATTCCGAGATGCTGGGTTTATTATGGTTAAGAAGAATCTTTCAAAGACTCAGTTAAAAAATCTGTTCCCACAGCACGCTTCTAAAATTGCAAGAGTCACATCTTCTTCTAGTCATGATGGAATATATTCACAAAGAGATGTCGAGGATTCTAAGATAATTCAACCAGAGGACATTTCTCATACTATTAATCCAGAAGGTGAGGAAGAGGATATTATTTCTTACTATGAAAATTATAGTAAAGTAAAAGTTCCTTTTATTAATGCATTTATAAATGTGCCACCATCTAAAGAAGAGATGGAGCAGATTAACCAGGCTGTTGAAGTTGAGTTGCAAGAGTTCCAAGAGGAAGTCAATGTTTCTCTTCAAGAGTCTGTATTAGCAATTAATGAACAATTAGAGAACGGTGATATTATTCCAGAGAGAGCTGATTTGGAAATAAAGAAAGCAGAGTCTCAGGCTCAAATTGCAGTGCAACAAAAACAACAAGAATTAATGTCAGCTGCCCAAGAACAAGTCTCTAAGGTTGAGCAGGTGATTATGAGAGAAGAAGAATTTGATACAATGATGAAGGGACAAGAGTTTAAAAAATCTGTCGTAGATTTTGTTAAATTTTTTGATACTCGTATTAAATTAGTATGTACTGTTGGTGATGATGTATTTTTATATGAATATGAATTGCCAATTACAGAG